TATCCTATATTAAGGGTATACGTCTCATCGTTACTCGCTTCATTACAAGGCATCCAATGTCTAAATATCCCCACATTCGTATCTCAAATGGTCTTCCATCACGTCTCCCTAAGGAGATGGTGAATGCCCTTCGGACAGAACGGGTTGAATCTTTCCAGTGGATCCTCACTATCCTAACCTTCACTAGATGTTTCACTCTTCCAGTCATAGGAGACTATGCGCCCATCACAGATGAATGACTTGGTACTATTCCTCAAGATCTTAAGAAGACTATTCTCATGTATAAGCCTCCCTTCAAAATCACAGATAGTGATTGAGAACAGGCTCACTGGACTACCAAAGCTGGCCCAACAGGACCGGCAATGGCGGAGGCCCTAAATAATAGGGTTTTCATTCCAGATGAACTTAGAGACGATCTCTTCCTTCTCGGAGGAGATCTATTTAAGAAATATTATACAATGATGTCCGAAGCGTTCCCTCACGGGGACGAACAGGCCCCTAATAGTGATTCAACTATTAGGCGAATTCATCTTCTTGAAGATAAAGAGGGTAAGACTAGAATCATTGCAATCCTGGATTGGTGGAGTCAGACCGTGCTACGAAAGTATCACGATATCCTTATAAGGATTCTGGAGAAAACTCCAGGAGACTTCACCTACCAAGGTGATTTTCTTAAACACCTTGAATCCGGTGATGGACCTTACTTCTCTTTTGACCTTAGTAGTGCAACAGATAGATTCCCTGTAGAAGTACAGAGAATGGTTATAGAAAACCTTTTCGGTTTTAGGAAGTCTGAGGCATGAGTTAGAGCTATGACCAAATGACCCTTTAAAAGGCCAGATGGAGGACCGATTCTGTGAAGAACCGGCCAACCCATAGGAGCTTATAGCTCTTGGGCTGCATTCGCGCTAACTCATCACATAGTCCTTATAACTGCATGTAAAGACGAGCCAAACGCTCGTTATGCGGTACTGGGAGATGACGTGGTCATCAGGGGCCACAATGCTGCAATGAACTACAAGCGCATTATTGAAGCGCTAGGAGTTCCTCTCTCCGAAACAAAGACTCATGTATCGAGAGATACGTTCGAGTTTGCTAAGAGATGATTCAGAAACGGGGTAGAATTCTCTCCCTTTCCTCTGAATAGCCTGAATGAATCTATGACGAGATTTGTTGATCTCGCCCAGACCTTTAGGACTGCAGAACTTCACGGTTGGCCTTGTGTGTTCACAACACCTGGGCTGATTGCTGACTATCTCCGTAAGGTGATAGGCATGAAACCTGACCACTCCCAATATGTAGGGAGGAAAACGGTCAAGTTCATGAAGTACCTGGATCTGACACAGTGTACTCTGTGGGACATTTGTACCCACAAGAGTACTGTGCTTGAGAGTTTTCTAGACTCTCGAGCCTGTGAACGATTTAGTAATCTATCTCTAATTGAAAAAGTACACTCCGTAAGGGATGTATACCTTCGCATTAGCGAGGCGATTAGTAAGAGGGTACTTGATCAGCTCGAAGAATCGATACATCGATTCTTTCGTGAGGGAAAAGCCCTGGTTTCCACCTCAAAGACCGAACTTGCACCTCCTGTAGGACTATCTTGTGGAGCAGTAGCCAAACGGCTACGTACCCTACTCTCAGACTTTTATTCAAAGTCGAGACTGCCTGAAATAGCAGATTGTAGTCTTTCTCCAGGAGAGGAGGCAATCGCTCTAGGTAAACTCCTACGAGCGGTCCCCCTAAGTAATGTGCCCGTCGGTAACGACGGACGTGTTCGAACGTCTGTCCTGATGCTTAGAGTCAAGGCTGAAATCATGGTTCTTATGGAAGCCACGTTTGCAGAGTGAGGTGCTGATAAGCTACCCCAATCCAATCTTTCGATTGGTCCTGACGCACTCCAAGCTTTCAATGCAAGGATGTTTAAGGAAATGATACGAGCAATTAACTCGACCAATGAGTCCGACCTGCCCAAGCTTCAATAATTCAAAGCTTAGAAAGGGCCACCCGTTCATCTATACGGTTAACAATATAGATGGGGGTCTTGCAAGACGACTGTCTTCAAGGCATTATCCCAG